GGCATTCGAGAATGGCAATTCGGCATACCGGTTTACCACCATGCGAATGCTGCTGAAGTTCGCGTCTCTTACGGGGGAGGACAAGTCTCCGCAGGGAGTCAACACCCGCCCGGTCAATAAGAGCAGCACCTTCATCAATTACGACAAGAGTCCCGCTCCTCCGAAGCGATAGCCCCATAGGAGATTGGCATGGCAGATGTATCGGTTCTCGGCTATTCAACCCTGACGGACGTGCTGAATAACTATTCCAGCACCGACGCCGGGGCACAGTTTGTGATGCCCAAGCGCATCCTCGACCGCATGACACCGCTGGTCAGGCTGATGCCCCTGAAACCCGCCAACAACGTTCTGTCGAATATCGCGGTACGCACCGACTCTCTTCCGGTTGCTTCTACGCGCTCGTTCAACATGGGCATCAAGCCCACCGCATCGAAGAACGCGCCCATCAACGATCCTATCGCCATGTTCGAAGACTACGGCGAAGTGGACAAGGCGCTGTGGAGGATTCAGAACGACCCCAACGCGTGGCGTGCCGACCAGGACATGAACCACATCGAGGGTCTGTTCCAGTTGATGGAATCCACCCTGTTCTACGGCAACCAGAGCACGGATGCCGGCGCATTCAACGGGCTTGCCACGCGGTTCAACAACACGACCTCGCTGCCCAACGGGTCGGGCGACTGGCTTCCGAACGTGTGGAACGGCGGTTCGGCGGTTGCCTCAAGCGTGACCTCGGCGTGGATGATCGAGTTCGGCGAAGACTCGATCTACGGGATTCATCCTCCCAACACCCCGGCGGGACTGAGCATTGAAGACCTTGGCGAAACCACCAAGGAGCTTGCTTCGGGCACGGCAAACACCGGGCTGAACTACATGTACCAGGTTCTGAGGACGCACTTCACATGGTTCATGGGACTCCAGATTGCCGACGAGCGTGCCGTGCAGAGGATTGCCAACATCAATCCCACGGGATTCTCAGGTCCGAACGGGTTTGACGAGAACCTGTTCATTCAGGCGAAGAACTGGTTGCCAAGGGCAGGCGAAGCTCCCGGCACCTGCATCTTCGTCAACCGCGCATTGAAGGCCCAGATCGACATTCGCGCAGTGTCGCAGAAGATCAACACCTACTTCACTCCGCCCTCGGACAACTCGATGGACGTGTTCGGCAAGGCGGTCACCAAGTTCCAGAACATCCCGATTTACGTGGCAGAGAAGATTCTGAGCACGGAAACCGTGGTGACCGCATAAGGAGGATGACATGCCAATGACCGATGCAGTGATGTGGGTACACGGAACGCCTCCGAAGACACCGGCAGCGTTTCTCACCGCCGGCAGCGCGTACAGCGCCAGTGAAATCGACTTCGGGGCACCGTCCACCGGGTCCTCATCGCCGTACCTGCCCCAGTTTCCGTCCCTGACGGAGAAGGGGTATACGAATCCTCCTGAGGTTGTAGGGCAGGGCGGATTCACGTGGGGACTTCACCTCGTTGTGGGCGTTGCGTTCGACACCCTGACCAGCGTGAGCCTCGAAGCTGTTTCCAACTCGACCACCAACGCGACCACGGTTATCGCCTCGCGGGTTCTCACTCTCGCGCAACTGGCGGTGGCGGGGGCGCATTACTTTGTGCCGATCAGCGGAGCCGCCATCCTTGAATTCCTGAGGGCGCACGGCACTCTGACCGGATCGAACAACGTCGGCGGAACCTGCATGATGTGGTTCGGGCCGCTGACCGGAGGAGAACTGTAATGTTGGTACTCGCCAAATGCGTGAGGGACTCATGGAACTCCACAAACTGCTTCTACTATCGTGCCGGGGCAACCTACGAGATCGATCACGAAGGAGTAGAAGCGGCTCTGAAGCCGAATGGCCGTTTCGCATTTGAGTTTGACCGGACGATGGCGGGGACGGGAGTCTACCCTGCCATCGGCGGGTTCCGATGCAAGACATGTCCTCTGGTCTTCGACACGGTGAACGAGCTTGGCACGCACAGCAGGACATGCGCCGTGAAGGAGCATGAAGAGCCGGAAGAAGAGAAGGTTCAGGTGGAGCGCCGGGGAAGGCATACGGGCCGCACATTCACCTGTAAACAAATCGGATGCGACTACGTGGCTCCGAATCTCTACGCCATGAAGGTTCACAAGAAAACACACGCCGAGACAGTCACCGTCCCGGCATAAGGGGGCGGGGTGAACTACTCGCAGACTCAGATCGCGAACATGGCGCTGCAACGCATAGGAGCGCGTGGGCAGATCACCTCGATCAACGACAATTCCCCCAACGCCGTCAAGGTTCTGACGTGCTGGGATGCGGTGTTTCAGGAAGTCCTGACGGAGCGGGACTGGCGGTTCGCGAAGACGCGTTCGCAGCTTCAGCCGCTTGCGACTACTCCTCTCTACGGCTACCAGTTCGCCTACGGACTGCCCTCCGACTTTCTCAGGTTCGTGCGCCCTCACAAGGTTCCTGCGGACCTGACATGGTACTTCGAGTCTCTCGGACCCCCGGGAACGAGCGGGTGGTATCCGAATATCGACCGTCCTTTCTGGCCTCCCGGCTTCAAGTACATTGTCGAGACGCTGCCCCCGGTGGTTTCGGGAACATTCCCCGACATCGTGACAGCGGACCAGCCGATGAGCCTCCTGACCAACTACGACGGCTCGAGCGGACCGCTGATGATCAACTACATCCGCCTGATCTCGGATTACTCGCAACTGATGCCGGGATTCGTCAACGCGCTGATCTCGCGTCTGGCGATGGAGTTGGCAATTGCCGTTACGGAGGACAAGCAGAAGCGGGAAGAGTACAAAGCCGACTACAGGGAATCGCTGAACTCGGCAGAGGCGCAGAACGAGAGCTACGACCTCGTATCCCACGATGAGCAGGGTTCGGAGTCGTGGCGGATGGCGGGACGGTATGTGAGGTGGGTTCGCTGATGGGCAAGACGTTCGTCACCCGCAACGCATTCAATTCGGGAGAATTAAGCGGACTGGTCGCCTTCCGCGAGGATGTCGCGAAGTACAATTCCGGCTGCTTCACCCTTGAAAACTCGGTTCCGATGGTGGAGGGCGGGGCGAAGAAGATGCCCGGTTCGTACTTTGCGGGAGCGACTGCCAATGGCGGATGCATGTTTACGGGGTCGATTTCAGGAACCACGCTCACGGTGACTTCTATTGCGTATGGGGTTCTGAGAATAGGTGATGTATTCACCGGTATCGGGGTAACAGATTCTACGCACATCGTTTCCTTTCTGAGCGGATTGGGTGGCACGGGAACCTACACCATCAATAATTCGCAGATCGTGGTAAGCGAACGGATGCAGGTCGCCTCCATCGGCAAGAGCCGGCTGGTGCCATTCCAGTTCTCCACCGATCAGGGAGCGATTCTCGAGTTGTCAGCGGGGAAGATACGGGTGTGGGAAGCGGCAACGGAAGGTGACTGGTCTTTGGGGATTGTGCTTGCGCCTCCGACCAACACCGGCTACGACCCGTCAACTGCTTATGTGAGCAACGATGAGGTACGCATCGGCCCTTTCGTGCAGTTTCCTGTGGCTACCACTTCCGCTCCCAGCACCCTGACGATTGCGGCTCCGTACAACCAGAACAACGCCATCTCCGTTAGCGTCACGATTGACATCAACGCCACCGACACGCTTTCGGTGATAAAAGTGGGCGTCTCTCCCAATCAGGGAATCGTTGTCGCGCTGGCCAATGCGACTCCCGCGAATAACGCAGCCAGCCTGATCGAAACGGCAATCCGCGCTCTTGGATCTCTGAACTCTCCAGTCAGCAACTATGTAGACCTTTCGGCATGGACGGTTACGCCTAATCCTGCCTATTACGCAAGTCCGTGGATCGCGTTCCCAACAGGCGTCAACTACTCGAATCTGTGGCTCCCCAGCCAGGGAGGAACCGATTTCAGTGACGCGATCTGCATCCTTGCTAATCAGAACGACCAGTTCCCGGTGCAGGCTTCATGGGCGGTATCGAACCCCGGAGGCTACCTTCTCCATCTGGGATGGAATACGACCTATTGGGACCCGAATGCGGGAACCGCTCCGCTGGTTATGCAGACTCCCTACATGGAAGCAGACCTGTTCGATCTCGATTGCAGCACCCAGAGCGCGGACGTGCTGTACATCTTCCATGCTTCCTATCCTCCGGCGGTGGTGGAGCGGCTTGGCACAAATTCATGGACTTACTCCCTGCTGAGTGCGCGGGGAACGACGGATGTGGTCAAGACGGGATTCTCCGGTATCGGCATCCCGATTACATGGATCGAGCAGGCCAATCCCGCAGTCGTCCTCGTCGCTTCGGCAACGCAGCCGTTCACGGAAGGGCAGCGCATCTACATCAACAACGTGGCGGGTTCGGTGGAAGTGAACCAGGGCGAGTTCCTGGTGCAGAATCTTTCCTACCAGTCCACGGTCACGGTGCAGACCGGCCCAACGACGACGCAGACGGGAGGAGCGGCAACTCTTACGCAGACCAGCAACTACACCTTCAGGAACGTATGGACATTCAACATATCGGACCCCAGCGACCCGACGAATACTCCGCTTAACGGATCTAGTTGGCAGCAGTACATCAGCGGCGGGTTCGCGGTTCCGGTGGTTCCCCTGTTCACGGTAGCGGGGGATTATCCTGCCTGCGCCACCCTGTTTCAGGAAAGACTCTGCGTAGGAGGATCGAACTACAATCCCAGCCAGATGAATGGAACGGTTCAGGACGATTTCGCGCCTCCGTCCCCGGACTTCATCACCGATCCCAACGCGGACGACCACGCCATCCAGTTCACGCTGGTATCCAACAAGCTCGACCAGATTCTCAACATGATCGGCACGCCCAACGCCCTGATCTTCGGAACCTCGGGGGGTGTATGGGTGATGACGGGGGCAAACGGGGGACCGCTTACGCAGGTCAGCGTGACCGCCGCCAAGCAGAGCGGGTGGGGCGTAGGCAGGATTCAGCCGCAACTGGTGAACGATTCGGCGATCTTCGTATCCCGATCGGCGCGTGTCGTCCTGTTCATGGTGTTCAACTTCGTCTCCAACCAGTGGGACAACTACGACCTTACCCGCCTGAACCGCAATATCACGATAGGAACGAGCGATGCCACTTCCGGGGTAGTGCAGACATCGTTTCAACTGGAGCCTTACCCGATCTTCTGGGCGGTTCGGGCAGACGGGCAACTGCTGGGACTGGTGTTCAACCGGCAGGACCAGGTGTATGCGTGGTTCCGCGTCAACATGACTCCGCAGGGGGGGCAGATCGAGTCGGTCGCCTGCATCAGCGGACAGAATATCGAGGACCAGGTGGTGGTGGTGGTCAACCGCACCATCAACGGCCTGACGCAGAGATATGTTGAGTACTTCATGCCGCATGAGTTGTTCGGCCAGTTGTCCAACGCCTTCTTCGTTCATTCAGGGCAGATGCTGGATTTGGCGGGACCGTTCGCGATTACCAACATCACGGCGTCGAATCCCCCGGTGATCACAGCCCCCGGACACAATCTGTTGAACAACATGCAGATCACGATCAAGAACGTGAACGGCATGGTCAGCCCCACGGGGCAGAGCATCAATCTCGACGCGACTTCCGCCTACACGGTAGCGGGAGTGTCGGGGAATACGTTCACGCTGGTGGGCATGGATACAACCGGATGGACGGCTTACGCAAGCGGGGGCACCGCCGCACAGGTCGCCAACCAGGTTACGGGGATGAGCTACCTTCTCGGGCAGCAGGTCACGGCGGTGGGAGACGATACGGTCATTCTGCCTCCCACCACAGTCGCTGCGGATACGGTGGTGTTCCCCTACTATGCCAACGTCATCAAGATCGGGATTCCCTACAAGGTCATCGTGCAGCCCACCGACCCGGTTGCGGTAACCTCTTCCGGCAGTTCGCAGGGGCAGAAGCAGAAACTCTACCGCGCCGTGCTGTCTCTTTATCAGTCGATGGGAGGACAGGCT